TTCATTAATAATATAGTCTATATCTACTTTTTCTTTAATTACTTTAGGGAAATATTTAAAAAATAATGTCTCTCCTAATCCTTTAACTCCTTTTATATTATCAGATGCATCTCCACAAAATATTTTTTTTAATAATATATTTTCATAATGATAACCAAGTTCATTAATATGATTTTCTTTAGTTATAAACTTTTTTTTATTTAAGTCCCATATAATAATGGTATCAGATATTAATTGAGATAAATCTTTATCTCCAGACATTATAACTATTTTCTCATTATCTTTTTTATTTAAACAATAATAAGCTATAAGATCATCACCTTCAACTTTATCAACAGATATTTGTCTTATAAACAATTCTTCAAGATATTCTTTTATGGCTAACCTTTCTCTTATAAAATTTTCTTCATCTTTTGGATCTTTTGGCTTAGATTTAATCTTATTTTTTGAATGTAATAAGGTTTTTTTTATAAAATTATTAATACCTTCATTATAATCGCCATAATTTTTATCTCTATTTGCTTTATATTCTGGATATATATCATATCTTAATCTACCAGAATTATCTTCATCCCACATAACATATACATGATCAAAATCTTTTTTTTGTAGCATTATTTTAATCTGTAAAAAGAATTGATATATACCTCCAATATGTTCATTTCTGCTATTTATTCTTTTATCTCCTGTTATAGCAATTTTAAAAAGATTATTACCATCAATTAATAATGTATAAATAGTTTCTTCTGGAGGTACATATGTATCTTTAATATGTTTTCTAATTGGCTGTGGCATATATAAGTATATTAATCAGAATCAACTATATTATCATCAATTATTGTTTCAAATTTAATATCTTTTTCACTAATATCTGAAAAATTTTGATTTGTTAATTTCTCTAATTTTTTTAATAGAATTGGAATTTCTTTTTTCTTATATTCTGGTAAATCTTCTGGGCTAATTAGACCATTATGAACTGATGTTATTTCACTAACACGTGTTATATTCCATGGAGCTGGTAAATGATTTTTAACAGTTTCAATTTGACTAGTTGTACCTATTCTTATCTTTTGCCCTTTTACTTCCATAACTTCCTTTTTGGTACTAGCTTTAATTATCTTTCCAACATGAATTAATAATCTGAAAGCATAATACATAGATTTACCACCTTTTAATTCAATAGATGGTTTTCCCATTGTAAGCATTGAGCTGTCCCAAATTTTATTTACGCAAAACATTGTATTTGTATATGGCGATCCAATATTTCTTGAGGCAGGTATTCTAGTATTTATAATTTCACTAAATGCTTGAGATATAGCTCCAGCATCAAACATGTTATTTCCTGATTTAGAAATATATGATCTATAAGATGTGATTGAGCCAATAGAATCCCAAATAAAACATAATGGCCTATCAATTTCCCCTTGATCTTGCATATCTAATAATGTATTAATAGAATATGCAATATCTTCTAAAACAGCCACTTTTCTTTTTTCTTTTTTTTCAGTTCCATTAGAATAATCTCTATTTCCATATAATTCACATAATAAATTATTATTAAAATATATAAAATCCCCCTCATAATTTATTATTTTATTAACTGTTCTTACTTCGCCAGTACTTTCATCCACTTCCTCTACGTCATCATAAATTGGAATTGCTTGCATTCCACAATCAATAGCATGTTCAAAATTGAAATTATTTTCTGTCTCATATATAACTGGTATAACACCTTGTCTCATACAAGCAGCTATTACACAATTTTTTATTGTAGATTTTCCAGTATCTGACCATCCTGTTATTCCAGAAATAAATCCCATTGGAATTCCAGGAATTTGTAATGCATTTTCAAAAGCTTTAGGTAATACCAACCATTCCATAGGTTTATCGGCATTACTTTTATTTATGTCTTGAACACCTTCAACATCTATTCCTATTTTCTTTTTTAAATCTGAAATATTGAATGATGATGGATCTTTTTTCTTAATCGGTTGTTTTTTAACTGCCATTTTTATTTATTTTAAATTATTTTTATTCCAACATTTTCTGCACATAGACACATAACTTTCATTACCGCCTATTTTTATTTGTTCGCCTTCTTTAATAATTTTATTATTCTCAACTCTAGCATTAATAATTGCTTTACTTCCACATTTACAGCTTGTTTTTATTTCTTCAATACTATCAGCTATTTCAAATAACCTTTTAGAACCTTCAAATAAATTAGATTTAAAATCAGTTCGTAATCCAAAACACATTACATTTATATCTAACTCATCAACAATTTTTGACAATTGATCAACATGTTCTTTTGTTAAAAATTGAGATTCATCTATCAATAACCATTTAATTGGATTATAATTAAGGGTTGCTTCCATAAGAGATATAAAATCTACAACTGATTGATATATATCACTATAATCATGAATAACAGAACATTCACGTTCAAATCCAACTCTTGATTTTATAATATTTTCACCATCACGTTTATCTATTGATGGTTTAAAACACATAAAATTAATATTTTTTTCTTCAAAATTATATGCCATTGTTAATAAGGTTAGAGTTTTGGTTGAACCCATAGTTCCATATTTAAAGAATAGTTTTGCCATATTATAATACAAAGTAAATTATTAGAAAGGTAAATCATCTTGAATATCTTGTTGAGTATTCAGATTAGATTCAATATTTAAATTAGGAATAATTGTTTCAAAATTACTAAAATTTTTATCATCTAAAGCATCTATTTTTTCATCGCTTTTTCGATCTTCCCAATGTAAAGTTTCTGGATTAAATACTGGATCTCCGCCATTTTTTTTGATTTCATCATATTCGTCTTTATCTGCAAATACACCATATTCTTTTACAAACTGAGGAGTTCCCTTAACTGTTACTATTTTCAAATAATCAAGTGGCTTAGGGGGTAAAAGTAACCACCATTTTCTTGGATCGGTAAGCCATTTTTCTAATTGTTCTGGATCTTCTGATACTGGAGATTTGTCGCTAGAATCGGTAATTTGAGATACTCCAATTTCCACTTTTCCAGCACTATTAACGCTTTTTGTGATTGTAATATTTAAATCTTTTCCTTCATGAATGTCAAATATATTATATGGAACATTATATTTTCTTTCAGATTCTTTTTTTCTATCATTATAAAGCTGAATCATTTTATCATAATTTCCTTTATTTTTAGAATTACTATTAAAACGCCATAATTTAGGACCATCTGATTCATTATCTCTATCAATACCCCTCATTAACCACTGTTCAAATATTCTAAATTCCCAAATAATGTCTTTTAATTTTTGTTTTGTCATTTCATCTTTTACGGTTTTTAGCTCTTCTTTTGTGTTTTCAATGATAGTACAGAAAGGACATTCTCTTCCTAATCCCAAATGATCAATACCTTCTGTGTGTTTTAAACAAGTATAATATTTATAATCGTTTCCCTTTTTTACTACATGCGAATATATTTTGTAAAATGGTACATTAATATTATTTTCTGGATCAAAAGGTAATGGTCTGAATCTAATTGTTTTTTCTGTTGATTTTCCAGGTAGAGTAACATCTAAGTAGTTTCTTGCATCATATTGAATAAATTTACGATTTTTTTGAAGATCTTTTAATTCTTCTTCTTTTTGCTTCTCTTCTTTATTCTTTGAAAAAAATGCTTCTAGTTCATCAATATTGATATTATAATTTGATGATTTTAAATTTTCCATAAAAATTAATTTTAAAAATTGTTATAAATAAAATATTATATAAATAAAAATATCTTTGCAATATAATTACTATTTTATATTACAAAGATACTTTTTTTTTATTAAAAATCAAAATAAAATGTGTTAAATGTTTGTAAAAATATTATAAAAAAATTATTCAATATCGCAAAATATCTTTCAAATTTGCATTAAGATTACTGTGTGATAAAGTTTTCAAAATTTGACTAGGATTTATTGGCTCATTATCAATCTCATCCTGTGTTAAAACATATTCTTTTTTATTATCATCTTCTTTTGATGGATTTATTTCATTGTTTGAATATGCATCATATCTACCTTCTCTATTTTTTTCATCCCAATATTCATTTGGCTTTTGAGTAAATGGAGCAGAATCCAATGAACGTAAATTTAATTTTTCTATTTCTGTTGGAATTCTTTTCTTAATTTCTTGTTTTAAATCATCAATTTTTATATTGGTTTGCGAAATTAATTTATTAGAGTGATTAATTATACTATCAACCTTACTTTCTAATTTATCAAGATACACAAAAAGTTTATTAAAGCTATTTGACATTTTGTCTACTTTATTTTCAATATCATCTTGTGCATCTGTGAGTTCAGTAACATCTATCTCCTCCGTGTTGTCTGATATTGGATCGTTAGGTATTGGAGGTGATGTTGATTCTGGCTCATTTGTATTTTGAAACACTTCTGGTTGTTGTGTAATTGTATCATCTTCTTGAGCTTCTTCTTGAGTGTCATCTTCTTGCAAAGAACCACCTTTAAATGTATATTCATTGATTTGAAAAAAACGCTTTCTAGCCTCTTCTACAATCTTTTGTGTATCATTTTTCATATTAGTTAATCTGTTAAAACTTGACGGTTATCTTCAATTAATATAATTTTACTGGGTGATTTTTCCAATAAACCATTATCTTTTTTAACTCTAATAATTGTTGCTTCTTCTTCTGGCAATCCATCAATACCGATTATAGAATCCAGTTTGCTTTCTAATTCATTATTCATTTTCATTTTTTTTCTTATTAATTTTCTTATTTTTAGGCAAGAGTGAATCATCTTCTATAATAGATTCACTATCATCATGAAAATTTAGATTATTATCTACAATAACCTTACTATCATCATGAAAAGATTCTTTATTTTCTACCGTTTCTTTTTTAACAATTTTATTGTTAAAAAAAATTAAATGATCTTTAATATTATTACGTATTATAAATTTTTTCATATAACATTTATTAATATAAATATCATTATAAATAAAAAAAACTAAGAATTAATCCTGATTTTTTTTATATTGTGAATTATTAAATCATTATTTTTAGATAAAAGTAATAATTTATTTTTATATTTTTTCCAATCTATTTTATACGTTTGATAATCTACATTACCTTTTTCTAATCCACTGTCTATTTCAATTAATTTATTTAAGGCATTAATTGAAAAAATACAACCATTTTTTAGATTAACTGGTGTGGCATTTTCAAAATAATGTTTAAAATTTATATGCCTGTCTTTTTTAAAATTATATGTTATAACATATTCAAAATCATTGTTTTCTATTTCATATATATAGACGTTCTCTTTTTTTATATTAAATTTATTTTTTAAAAATCGTAAAAACCATTCTGTTGTGTTTTTAGGCATAAAAGTTGCTAGTAATACGTTTGAATTTTGCATTATATTATATAATATTTACAATAAATTATTTATTAAGCGAATGTATATAAGGTATTATGATTTTATTGGAATATGATATTTCTTTAATTTTAGATGATAAAAATGAGGTATCATAAAAAATATCATTACACTTATTATTATAAAGCATATGTAATACTTTATTTCTTTTTACTCCAATATATTCCAAATCATATAATGAAAAGCCTATTATAAAATCTTTACAAAAAGCATATACAAACGATGTTTGACTTATATAAATATCTTTATCAACGTCAGAATTAAAAAATAATATTAATTTTTTTGCCATATTATAACGCATAGTTAAAATATTACAGTAATAATATTTTATATTATTATCAATATTTTTAATTATTAAATTATAAAATTTATTTAATGATTCTTCATAAATTGTTCTCTTTTCATGTTTAGAAAACGTCCAATATAAATTTTCAGATATTTTATCATCTAAAATACTTAAATGTTTATCTGGAAATAAAGATTTAACAAAATCCCATCCTATAATAAGGGTGGGAAGCGTTAGATCTATATCATTAAAATTATTAGAAATTTTTATAAATTCTTCTATTTTAATGGGATTTTGTGTTATAATATTTGCAATATAGTGCATTATAATAATTAATTAATATATAAACTTTCACTAACAATTGAATTATTTGAATTTCCAAGTATTCTTTTAAAACTTGAATTTCCACTTATTATATATTTATGATCACGATATATATCTTTAGGTACATCGTATGTCTTATCAATATTTCCGATTTTTCCATTAAAAGATAACACATATTTAGCTTTAGTTTTTCTTAGCCAATTCCATAAATCTTCATGATTGAAAATACCATAATACATTTCATTTGAATTAGCATAAGGTGGGTCTAAATACATAAAATCGTTTTCTTTTGCAATAATATCATTGTAAGAACAGCATATAAATTGAACATTGAATTTATTTAAAAAATAACTCCATTCATTAATTATCTTTAATAATCTTTCTGGATTTATACCTGGACGACTAAAGTGAAATGAATTATTGAAATGACCATTTTTATTATAACGAGGCATACGACAAATCAAACATAGTCTAAAGTATTAACTCCAACCATATCCTTATCTCTTACGAGATTTTGCCGAAACGATAATAAAACGTCTTTAACATTATCTTTTGTCATAATCCTGGGTTCATACGTTCCATTACCTAATTTGCTTTGTTTTAAGAGGTTCTTCCTTAACACTGTCGTAGACACTCTGTTTTTAATATTTATTGATGCGTTGTGGTCTGCATTATCTTTGTGACCACATTCAACACATTCAAACGTTTCTTGATCCTTTCGATTTTCATCTTCAATACAACCACAAATGGGACACATTTTGCTGGTATAACTGGAATGTACAATTGATACTGAAATGTCATAATTTCTAGCAATGCGTTCCATCATTTGTTTTAAAGATGATATTCTTAATTCTTTGGTTATTCGATTGAAATTTAAACCGCTTGTTTTATCATTAACAAATGACTTGCCAAACGAATTATCTAAATTTTCCATTACAATGTGGTCTAAACCAACTGAATTTAAATGCTTGCAAACATCTGAACAAACTTGTTCATTTGATTTTTGTATCTGATTTCTAAGCGAATCTATCTTTCTTTGTTTTTTCTTACCAACAA